GCTGACCATGTTGCTACTCTTGGGTCATTCATAAGATACGGTTCTGCTTCTGCTAATGTTGCATAAAGTAAAGCGTCTGGATAGTATGCTAAATACAAGTTACTAGATGTTGTAGTAGAAATAAATGTAGGTTGAGCATAATATAAAATTTGAATTGTGTAATCAGAGTTTTGGCTAGGTGCAAACTGGAACTCTGTGCCTAACATTGTAAAGTAATGTGAACGACCTGATAATGATGTTTGACCATTACGGAAGAACAAGTCAGGTGATTGGAACTCTAAGATAATAGGTGGATTACCTTGAAAGTGCATCTCTCTTAACTCTAAGAAGTCAGTAGGAAACGCTACCTTATTATCAGAAGGTGTAGTTGTTGCTACTTTTAACATAGCTTCTGTTCTTAAGTCACGACTCATTCTTAACTGTGCCATCTGAACAAAGTCAGGTATGACGCTTGTTAAGTCTGTACGTGCTAAGTAACTCTCTACTGTAGAAACAAAGCTAGTGTAGTTAGTAAATGCCATCTAATTGTCCTTTTAGTCTATCCCAGCACTTGTCCATCTCATCTTTATGCCATTCACTAGCAGCTAATGAGCTTAACCATGCTGTTCTGTCAAAATATGTTAAGTTTTCTATGTCTTTAATGTTATTGGATACAGGGTTTGCAGGGCTATAAGGTGAACCTATGACAGGGACACCACGAATAAGTGCTTCTACATCTGCGACACTACCAAAACTCACAATGACATGAGCTTTTTCTAATGTTTGTTTAAAGTCACCTTCGCCTTTACGCTTAATGACAATCTTTCTCTCTGTATGTTTTCTAATCTCTTCTATTGTTGTATCTAACCAACGAGAACCATTATAAATGTATGATATTTTCTCTGCTGGTGGTAACACAACTACGTTTTCACCACTACGATACTCGTGAACTTTAGGTGTTTCTCTATCTGATACACGCCAATCTGTGCAATGGTAGTTATTTACACAGAATCTAGCCCATTCTAATTCAGATGACCTGTGAAAGTAGCCATGGTCTATCAGAATATAGGGTATGTTTTGTTCTCTACAGGCTATTTGTATCTTATCTGCGCCCTGTAAATTACCTACTACGACTGGAATAGACTTACCATCCCATTCTCTTGTTAAAATGCCCTTACAATGCTTTTGCAAGCGTTTTAAGACGTTATCTCTGCGTTCTATGCCACTCAGTATTAACTGCATCTAAAACCTGTTCTACGGTTATTGCTTTGCTTTTTAGAAGGCAATGTTGACATACGCTATCATAAGTCCCACATGGCTCTGAACCGTCATGTATATTTCTATGGGTATCATATCCTAAGTGCCTCGGTGAAGTAAAACCTGTCCATATCACTACGGAAGGTATGCCTAATGCTGCTGCTGCATGATGTAAACCACCATCTGTTCCTACAAATAACTTTGCTTTACTTAATACTTGTAATGCTTCTCTAAAAGTATTTGTTTCTTTCCACTTTGTATATCGTTTTACAGTAACATCACCTAACTGTAGCCATGGTAAGTCATGTTTTAATAACTCATCCCAATCATGCCATGCTTTATTAACTGTGTGTGCATAAACTCTTTTAACATTAGGCTCTACTACAATGTAGTCCTTATCTATCTTCTTTATGCTTTTTTGTTCTAGTTGGTTAAAGTAAACTTCACCTACTCTAGGCTTATAGTCATCATTAAATAATAACCGACCATCTTTAGTGCCTTTTAGATATGGTCTATAACCTTGATAGTTTTTAACCCATACTACGTCTGTATCAGAGTTACTAGCCATTCTAGGATTGTTAGCAAATACTTGACCATCCCATGACATTCTAACGCCATCACCTAACTTAACCTTTTTACCGGTTCTTTCGTTAGCTTCTTTAGCATCACCGGATGCCATTAACCAATCACCTAAACCCATGGCTTTACTTCCACTACATATTCTTTGTTGTTTGCTTTTTCTTTAATAATGATAAAGTAATTTTCTAACTTATCTTTCCACCAATGATGTGTTTTTAAAATAAGATGTGCGTTACGACCATCTGGTAAAGTTTTTTTAGCAGGTATTAAACTAATAACTAATAAACCTGAATGTATCATACAACGCTTTATATCTTGTAAGACATTATCTAGCAAGTGTAATTCTATATGTTCTAATACATCACCACAGAATACAAAGTCATGTGGTTGATTGTTATTTTCTAATCCTTCTACACATGGGTCGTAATTAGCAATAGGTCTGTTAAGTGCTTCTTCTAATGTTTTCTTACCACATCCATAATCTAATATGTCTTTATGATGTGATATTTTACTAGCCCATTTATGACCAGAAACACCATAACTTTTATCATTGTGTAATGCTTGTTGTTGCTTTAGATAATCTTCAGAAATAAGTTTACCAAGTTCCATTAAGTTGCTTAGCCACTTTATTAATAACTTCTTTCCAAGTATCATTGTCTTGGTAGATAATTCTCATGTGACGATACCAAGGCATACTAGGTTGAGCATAACGCCATTGATGCCATGTAGGAACTAGACACCATGTCTTTACTCCCATAGCTGCTGCACAATGTTGAGCAGTCGTATTTACACCTAATACTAAATCACATTCAGCTATTAACGCTGCTGTATCATCATAGTCTTTTGCACTTGTCGCAAAGTCAAAGTATTTAACACCGTCTAATTTGCGTTCTACGCTATAATCTAAACTGACTATCACATAGTCTTTGAGCTTTAATAATGGTTCTATATCTGTCTGTGTTAGCTCACGACCTTTAGCGTTAGTATGTTTAATACCACCTTTAGTCGTAAGACCTATTACTTTCTTACCCCATGAGTCAAATAACCCACGCCACATAGTGCGTCTTTCAGGGTCAGCTTTTAGATAAGGTGTGCCAGGAAAGTCTTTATTCGTATGTCTAAAGAATTGTGGTAAACCACCTATGGCACATCTATAATCAAACTTTTTATCTGCTAACCATTCAAGGCTATTTTCTTTACGAGTGCCATGCACTTCTGCCTCTGGAAAACTACGTTTAAATAATCCTTCTAGTCTTGGGTCACAGTCTATATAGACTTGCTTACTAGAACTAATAGCATCAGGAATACAGCTACCATAGAATATCTCATCACCTAGACCTTGTTCGCCATAGATAATAAGTGTTTTGTCTTTAGTACCATCCCATCTTACTTCGTCACCATATACCCATTCTTTACGGAACTTACCGCCTAGTGACTTATGCCATTCTGCCCAACCTTTATCCCATTCACCTTTAGCTAGATAAGTGTGTGCTAGGTTTAGTTGACCATGTAAGTCGTTAGGGTTACATTCTAAAGCCATCTTACAGGCTTTCTCTGCGTCATCCCATTTAGATGTTTGTACTAGCGTTGCTGCTGCATTAGAATAAGCTAATGCGTATGTAGGGTCTAATTCTGCTGACTTTAAGAAATACTTTAGAGCATCTTCATACATGTTTAGTTCATGTGCTGCACGACCTAGTGATGTCCATATAGCTTTATTGCCTGGCATCTCTTGTAATGCTCTACGGAAGAACTGATATGCAAATGCAGGCTTATCGCCCATTAACCAGATATAACCTAAGAAGTTTAGTGTAGCAGCTTCATTAGGATATTCTTCTAATACAGTGTATATAAGTGGTAATGCTTCGTCATACTTTTCCTGATTGATAAGGTCATGTATGGCTAATTGTATATTCTTTATTTCGTCTTTATCCATTCTTTGTTGTCAACTTGAGATATGGATAGTTTTCGTTTATTTCTTTTATGAGTTCTTTAGTTTGGTGTGGGTTATACATATCTATACCCTTTTGCTTTAACTGCATTTCCACTACAGGTGGAATACTAGCAAAGTGCGCCCATTCTTCTTGAACACCCTTATTCCAAATTTTAGGGTTATCTCTTGCTTCTTTAATCTTGTCTAACATGCCACTCAAGTCTTGAGTAGAGGTTAGGTAGTATGTATCTTTAGCTGGGTCATAGTCAAAGTACTGACTTACACCTGTTACGCTATTGTGGTCAAATAATATTGGCATAATAAAAATACAACAGAGGGAAAATTAATTCCCTCCATTATATCATATCTAATTACTAAGCACCTACGTTTTGCACTTTTGCATGTGCGTCAGGGTTTTGAACTACTAAAGCATATTCTGCTGTTAATAGATATTTAGTTGAGTCACCAGTTTTAGCAAGTTCTTCTTTGCTTAAAGGACGTAGTGAAGCTAAACCAACATAGCCTGGGTCAATACATAGAACTGCTGCATCACGCATGAAACGGTCAAGTTTCACAGTATGATTACCGAAGTCAGAAACGTAAACGTCTGCTGCACCAGTAATTGAAGCCTGTGCTTTAACTTGTACATCTACAAACTTAGTAGCAATACCAGCAAAGCCAGAGAAACGTGACTTGTTAGTTGCTGACATAAGGATTGTTGATGGCTCGCCACCGTCTGTCCAAGCTAATTGTAATGCTGACTTTAAATCTGCTTCAATGAATGTTACTGCTGTACCGTCTGTAGGAGCTGCTACTGTACCGTTTACGAAGCCAGGTGTTGTACCTGCTGTAGAACCTGTAGCAATTACTCGGTTAGTAATCCAAGACTCAATACCTGCAGATGAACGAGCTGTTGCTGGACCACCTGCTGATGATGCTTGGTTACGTACGATAGCATACTCCATGTCACGCTTCATTTCTTTACCAGCTTTCATAAGTTGGTAAGCAACTTCAGACTTACGACCATACTTACGTACTACGTCATAAGTGTTTGAAATTTGAACTGTTTTGCTTGAGATTTGAGTATAGTTACCTAATACTGTTGTTGCTGCTAATGTTGAGAATGAAGAATCATCACCTTCAATAGCTCTGTTCGTACCTGCTGCTGCTAATGCGTCAGTTTGCCATTGATGGTAAGTTTGACCTGCTGACATTCTTTTTGCCATTGATAACAATGGTGTATCTTCTGGAGAAATATCAAAAATGATATCCTCAAAAGATTCAGCTATACCTTTACCGGTATAACTATTGGTTGCTGATGCTGCCATGATTATGGTTTCCTTTTAAATTAAAGCATGTTTTCTATAAGTTTTTGAGCTGCATCTGACTTACCTGTTCTACGTAATGACTCACGTAATTGACGGTGGTTAGAGTTAGCTTCCGCTTTAGTATCTTTAGAACCAGGTTTCACTACTGGCTTAGCACTTGATACTTTTTTCTTTACAGTAGAATTCTGTTGAAGTTTTCGCCATTGCATAGCGTCATGCAATACCTTTACGTGACGAGGGTCAACAATTGAGTTGAGTTCTGCATCTGAAAAACCATAATCCTTGCCAGTAGATAACAATGCTTGGTTAGTCTCAGGACTCCAATTTGGTATCTCTTTTGCTAGAATTTCTTTTCCTTTTGCTATCTTCTCAGACATC